TTCTATTTTGACATATTTTGTTTTCTCTAGGCTCTTAGTGATAGGACCATCGTTAGAAACTTGCATATTGACATAGACTCTAACCGCAAAAGGAGCTCCTCCTATATCGTTCAAACTACCTAAATTAATAGTCAAAGAGTTAATTTCGCCTTGTACTACTTTACCAGTGAGATCAATAAATTCTCCTTTTTCAATCACAGTGCCGTCTAGTTCAAAAGATTCTCTTGCTACTAATTTAATATGACTAGCGACATCGGAATTCGATACTGGGCCATTACCAAAAAAGAAAGTATGATCTCCTTCTGCTGCAAGATTTATATTACCGTCAGAAGGTGCAATTTTATCATATTCTTTAATAAATTTAAAATTATAATCAAAAACTCCACCAGTAGAGGCTTTTAAAGTTTTTAAATGTTTATATGGTAAATTCCAAAGAAATTTATTTGAATTCTTTTCATATACTTGTGCATCGCCTGCTGAGTTGAGTACGATGTCTGCAAAGGCGTTTGCTTCGGCATTCTCATAAGAGATCGATCTTACTGCACCAAATTCTCCATCAAACATTTTTATATCAAACAAATACAGTTTGAATTCAGCGGTTGCAGTTCCAGGTGTACCAGACGATAATTCAATGTATCTAATTTTTGCAGTGCCTACTATGTTTCCTGGCACAGAAGTGTTAGAATACGCACCGCCTGAAACTCCATTAGATACAACGCTGTGTAGGTTTACAATACCATTAGCACTTGTATCTGCGCCATCCGTGTCCCATGCGCCACATAAATCATTGACAATTACATAGTTACCAAACGAAGTAGATTGAGAAACAGTATTTTCTATTTGAGTAGCACTTGGTTTAGGAAAAGAAAATTCAGTTTCTTTCAAATACTCTACAGGATATCCAGCAACATTTCCTGAGCCAGCAGTAACACCTAGAATAAGTTTAGTAGGATCACCTATACCATTTGACGTAAATCTTCCGTTGTTTTTTCCTTGATAAGATCGCAAGTGCTCTGTAAAATAAACCTGCAATCCTTTTGAAACATAATTGCCGTGTCTATCAAATGTTTCTCTAGCCAGAATTTCTCTAATTCCGCCTAAAGGATCTGTTTGTATATCTGCTCTTGTAATTTTTCCGTTAGAGAATGTTGCAATCTGGAAATAGTTATCTGCTGGTGAAGAATCTCTGTTATAAGATATTAATGATACAGTATTTTGCAATCTATCTGCACCAGGAGCTCCCTCATTAAAAGTTCCTCTAGCGTTGTCGTATAGAGTACCATCAACAGACGCTTGTTTGATAGATTGATTTACTAAGAATCCTATCTTTTTATCTGTATAAGGACTAAAGCTATCAATAAAAACAGAAAGATTTTTAGTTCGAATAAAATTGCCAAGAGCATAAATTATGCCAGGAGACATAGTTAAATGAGGAGCTATGCCTGCATAAAAGTCTCTCTTACCAAAAGTTCCCCCCTCAGTAGTTTGAGTAACAAAAGTGTGTCCTTTTATTTCCGTGTTTACAGACTCTACTGTTAATGTTTCTCCTTGTTGGAATCTTTGATATTGATTAGTTGTTAAGTCTGCGTTTTGGCCATTCTCATCTATGTAAACAATATATAATGCTTTTGTATTAATTGAATCGCTGACTGTGATTTGTCCAGTCTTGTGTGTAATAATTCTTGCCCTTAGTCCAGTAGTTGCTCCGACTAGAATTTCACCATCATAAGAAGCGAGATCGGCATTAGCAATAGGATCTTCATTAGCATCCTCATCGAGGATTTTAACGAACTTAAAGTTTTCAATTTTTTGCTCACAGCCACTAATGACTGCTCCTTCTTTAAGACTAAAACTACCTAATTGTGATAATTGATCGGAAAGGACTGTTTGAAGCTGAGTCAATTCTCTAGCTTGAACAGCAACCCCCGGCTTAAAAAGTACCCGATGGTAATTCTTTTGAGGATCAAAATCATCGTAATAAGGTGAAGAATTTAAATTAAGGGCCATTATTTTTTCCTAAAATTGTACTATTGCTTTTATTGTTTCTACTTGATCTGTTGATCTAGCTATAGATGTTCTATTCTCAATGTAAATAACTTCTCCATAAGCAGTGCTTATTTCTGGATCTTTAACACTATTTATAGTCAGTGAGGAAATGTCTTGTGTGACGTTTTTTAACACGCTTGCGTTTTTTATATTTGGTATTATCGATTGCAAGTGTATGTCAAAAGTTCCCTCTGTTGCAGTTGACTCTACTATCTGTATAACTCTAAATCGTCCTTCATCTGCATCACCTTCGTCAGTAACTATTATGTCATCAATTGCATAATTATCAGAACTGCTTACGTTAGCTATAAAACATGTGGTACCGGTTGCTTCTCTCCATATGTTTTGCTCGTCATAATCATAAATATTTTTCATTAAGCCTATTTGTCTAAAATCATTATCTACCATCAAATCTCTATTTGTGTTATCTGATAACGAAGAGACTATTCCTACTGTTGTGCTGAAGAGTTCTCGTACTGGATTACTACCATGTCCGTGTATAGGAGAAATGATTGCTCTCGCTGTTGCCTTTTTAGACAAATCATCTTCAGCGGTATGAATTTCATCTCCATTCGAATCAACAAAAGTTATATCTGCGTAATTATAATTTGCACCAACATCATCTACTTTTATTGCAGTAATAGTTCCAGTGCCTTCTGCTATCGTAACAGTAGCTGTTGCTTGATCTGTTGACAATACACTATCTCCAGTTATCTTAACAAAAGTATCTCCGGCAACATAATCTCTTCCGCCATCTACAACAAGTATTCTTTCTATTGTTCCTTCGATGGCAGCATTTTCTACTGCTTTTTGTAATACAGTATTTTCTGGATCAGCATCACCAAGTGAAACAATTGCCTCAGCGACTCTGAAGTTCTCATCTTCTTCGTCTCCGCCGCCTTCAAATTGAATAAATGCAAAAGTGTAGCCTAATCCTTCGAATGTTTCGCCATTTTCACTGTCTATATCAACTGAGACAACTTCGCCGCTTTCATTAATTGTTGCACTCGCCCTAGCTCCTGTTCCATCACCTTGTATGTATACCTTTGGAGCAGAAGTATAACCTGCGCCGACATCGGTTACAGTAATAGATTTTACTTCACCAACAAGAGTTCCATATGCTGGACTATCTGTGGTGAGTTTTCTAACAGGAATATATTGCGTATCTAAAAACTTATTCTGATCGGCTTCTGAAACCTCATACATAAACTTCCATTTATATCCTTCGTCAGTCTGAAAGATATCTGTAATAGTAAGATTAGGTTCATCTGTACTTTTTATAACTATTCCTGCTGCATTTCTATTATCAATACATTTGTATACCCTGTTTGTAGAAGTAGTGTATACGTAAAATTTAGCATCTGTTAAAGTAGTAGCTCCTGAAGGCGCTGGATTATTTTCAGAATAATCGTCATCATACGCATCGTAGATGGTACCAGACGCCCAGTCCTCTCTTCTGATTAAATTGCAAACATCAGAAGGATTTACTTTTTGAGTAAAGAGAATATTATTTCTAAACTGGTTAATGTATTTTTGAGAATCATACGCAGTTTCTGGACTCTCTTCGTCTGTCCATGCGGTTGTTCTTGCAAGCGCAAAATTGTAATAGTCGTATAACTTATTAGTATCAGAGTCTATTACGTTTTTTACTTCTCGAACAAATGATCTCGCTAGTTCAACCCTAGCCAGTCTAGTCAATAAGATAGCCACTATTTTTACCTATTAAGAGATGGTAATGGTCCAAGTGACCGTCATTGTATCTGCTGCCCCTTTGTTGATTACAGCAAAAACTGTCCTACAAAGCATAGTACCTCCAGACTCGTCATTGAAGATTCCTGCTTCTGTCAATGAACCAGTTCCTGTTCCTGGTTCAAATTCCGCTGTATAAACCATGTTAGCACCATTAGCTGCTCCACCGTCCAAAACAACTCTAGCAAGTTCAGTGCCAAGAGCAGTATCGGTGCTGGCGGCTGCTGTGGTATCAGTACCAACTGCCATGTGTGACATTACACCGGAAGATGCGTCTTCCATGCGTGAAGCAATGAAAGCTAGACCAGTGTCTACTACTAGATTTGGTACAGTAAAATCTTCTTTGACTTTACCGTTTTTATCTCTAACTACAATGTTTACTTTACCTGTAGCTTTTGTTCTTTCAGATTTGAGCATTTTTGTCTCCAAATATTAGAATGTGCCTAAAGTAATGCCTGTAACATAATCTTCAGCGAAGTATGTTGGGGCATAAGTTTGCGGCCCGGTTATTGTTCCACTGTCTGAAGTTGTAGCAGAATCAGATTGTGAAGTTGTAGATAATTTACTAACTGCTTCAGAAACACTTGAAGAATCAGTCAGAGGCTTAGTTGTATTTATAACAGAAACAGAAGAGGCTGTAAGAATATTAGAGATTGATTTCTCTAAAGTTTTGAATACTCCTGGTCCATGATAGAAACCAGGCAAATACCCCGTTTCTACATATAGGGAACTATCGTAGTCGTCAGATGCTCCCACTGTTTCAAACACGGGCAAACCAAAGACATACAGATACTCGAATAGTTCAGATGTAGATAAAATATCAGTAACTGGCAATTCTACGCCAATCGCAAAATAATCAGACGTAGATAAACTTTCTGCAAATGCTCGCAAGAAAGAAATTTCTTTTTCAAAAGATTCTATTACAGATGCTTGTGATTCTAGTACTTTGTTTATTGTCTTAAATACTCCAGGACCATGATATGCAAAAGGTAGATAGTCTGATTCTACATATAAATCATCTGCATACTCATCAAGTGTTGTCGCTACATCTGAATGATTTTTGTCAAAATCAAATACTTCTGCATGAGTAGTTGATGCGACATCATTAAAGTCTCTAAACCATTCAACAACAATCGTAACAACATCTGGCGAAGTAACAATATCTTCAGTCTTAAATTCGTGTAGATGTAATCCTTCAGTTTCTATTGTAAAGAACGGAGCAAAGCCAACATTATTTTTAATAATTAGATCGCCAAATACTTCCATGCCTGCTGGATGCATTATTTCTTTGAATCGCTTCTTCCAACTACTTTCAGGCATAGTTGATTTAATTATATAAGAATAGCTCTGATATCTGTAGTTATCTTGTATTTTATTGGCGTCAGATAATTTTCCTCTATCGTCTTTAAATTTTCCTTCTTCAACAAAAAGATATCCAGTAGTTATTGTAAGACGTACAGCTTCCCGTATACTAGAACCTATACCAATGTTAAATTCAGCCTCAGTAAATCTTCTACCTGGATTTATAATTGAAAACGAAGTAGGAGCATTTCTAGTATCAATATTTTGTATTCTTATGATGCCGTTATTGTTTCCGCCCGGTTCATTGACTGTATAAATTTGACCAACGGAGAATCCTGCATTAAGATCTCCTATTCGAATCACAAGGCCGCTATTGTAGTCCTCGGCATCGATTGTTGCCGTCGCTTCAAAAATTGTTCCTACGTTGTTATCTGCTGCTCCTAGCAAAGTGTAATCTGTATCGCCTGTAAGAACAATTTTGTATTCTCTGCCAACAACAATATTCTTGGCAGGAATAATAATAGGATATTCAGAAGCAGAAACAGAAGAAATACATCTGTCTAAATAAGCTCTTATATTTTCTTCTTCCGCAGTTGCTCCTCTCTCAAGAATAAATGTTCTTACATTAGAGGTATCAAAAGAAAGATCATACTCACCATCAGTATATCCAGTTCCTCCATCATTTTTAATGATTGAAGTGACAACTCCATCCGACACAACCGCTCTAGCTGAAAAGTCTATGCCAGAACCTGCGCCAGACAGCACTATAGTAGGTGCTGCTGTGTACTGTAAACCACCATCAGTCAATTCAATATTTGTTACAGTTCCACCAGATACGGTAGCTTTTGCCGCTGCTCCAGCACCTGGACCAGGAATAGAAGTAATTCCTTCTGGTAATTTTATCTGAATCTGATATACTTGAGGAGAAGTATATGCTATTTTAGAAACTTTAGGAATAGTTATGGGAACAGTTCTAGGAATAGTAACAGATCCAATTGTTTCATAATATATTAAATCTGCAATAGTTCCATTTAAATTTTGTACATCGAAATTATCATAACCGGCAGTCGCATATACGAAGTTATCTTGTATCCATATACCGTCAGAAGCCCTAAGTATGTTTTTACTTGGAAAATATACATCAACTTCTTCATCATAAATTAGCTTAAAATATGCTTTAATCGATCTAACAGAACCTTTAGATTCGTATATGTTCTTTATTTTTTTTTGAGTAAAGTTTTTCTGTCTGCTTGCAGTAGTTGAGGAAACTCTTTAGCAAGTTCTAATGCTCTTTTGTTAAGTTCTTCGTCATTAATATCGTCTATATCTGAATAGTTTTTATTCAAAAGAAGATTGGCAGGATTTCCATCAGAATCCATATACTCATAATACTTTTCAATGAAAGTAATAAATCGAGTATAATCATCACGTATAAATTCAGGAACAGTGTACTTGACCCCTATAGAGCTTTGTTCTTCGTATTCAGTAGGAGTGCCAGTTGCAAAACCAAGCACAGCAGTTAAAACCGCACCAGTTCCACCAGTTGAATCTGTTACAGTTACCGTGGGAGCACTAGTATAGCCACTGCCTATATTTGTTACGTTTACTGCGTTTATTGCACCATTAAGAACACTTACTGTTGCAGTTGCACCAGTTCCTCCTCCTCCTGATATTGTTATAGTAGGAAGAGTTGCTGACTCTGCGCTGTATCCAGAACCACCATTTTCAATAGTGATGCTAGAAACATACTTTAAAAACTCTGGTATTTGATGTGACATTAATAGCCTTCGACTTCTGTAGATACTACTATTTCTAAGCCTTTTCTAGATCCAGTAACAGAATTAACAACGCTGTCATCTAGTGTAAGTATTGTATTTTTAGCAGGCTTTGCAACAACTGCCGCAGTCGATATATCAGACTGTCTTGTTAGAGTGCTAGTAACAATATCCTTTGAATCATCATGCGGTCTTGTTCTGAATTTTAATTCAGTATCATTGCCGTATAGAGAAACTACTGTTACACCATTCAAAGATATTGCACCAGTGCTATAATCTATAGTGCCTACATTTGCAATTTTAGTTCCACTAGTATCCACAATAGAAACAATGCCTGTTCCATTATAAGCAGGAGGAACAACCCCTGTATTAGGAGTATCTTGGAATTTAACTTTATATGTAGTTCCAGTTACACTAATATTTGCCCAGTTACTATGCAATTCTCTAGGTTGAATTCTACTATTAAAAGTAAAATTATAGTTGCTGTTTAATCCTGTCAATGCAGTAATTCTTTTCTGCAAAGTTGGAGTTATGTTCACAGATACTATAGAATTTGATACAGATTTTACGGCATTGTGTACAGTAGAATAATAAAAGTTTTTGTTTAGTTGATTGAGATCAGTACTAAAGTAATTTGTAATTGCGGTACTGGCCGCTTGTGATATCTGTCCTGAAGTCAACGATGTTCTTGAAGAGTCATAAACGATACCAACCCTGAGTCCTATGTAAGTGTACTCAGGATCAACAAATTCTGGCAATATAGCAACCGGTGCTCGTGGAGAAATCAAAGTGTTTATGATTCTGTCTTTCACTTCGTCTGTTATTATTTGTCCTTCTACAGGATCTAACGAGATGAAAACTTTTCCGTATATAGGAGGATCGTTATTTTCTCCTCCCCAAACAGAACATGATTGGACACTAGGATTGTCGGCAAGAATAAGACTTCTATAGTCTGATGCTGATACTGCTCTTTCTCGAACTTGATTATAGATAGGAGCAGTCTTTCTTATGCTATCAATACTTTCTCTAGCTGCGCCGCCTGATGCCTTGACAGTGTTTGCTGTGTCAAAACTTTTAACTTCGTCAGTTCCATTTGTGAGTGTTGCTCCAACTTGAAAGCCTCTCGCACCATTTGCTTCTGCGCCAGAAGTTACGAGATAATCTATAATTACAATGTTTCCAGTTTCTAGTTTTTTGCCAAATACTCCGTCACCAAATCTTATGATGTATTTGCCGTCATGTCCTTCTTCTAGAAAATACGCACTGGTAGTAGTTTTTAAATCTAAAACTCCAGTAGATAATTGATAAGTCTCTAGAGTTAGATCAGAGTTAGATGCTTGAACTCTAACTCGTAGTGTAGAAGTGTCCACTCCATCATTTGGTATAGTAAGAGGACCAGATACAGTATTTGAATCTATGAAAAATCTATTTGAAACTCTTGTGCCTTCTTTAATCGCTAGATTATTAAAAACAAATTTTTCTACGCCATCAATAGTCTGGATTGTGGTAGTGACATCTGATTCTGGGTAAAATTCAAAACTTGTTCCACCGCTCTGTGAAGAAAATATAGTGTCTCTTGAAAGAGTAAGAGTAGTCCGATCATATGAAGAAGAAGGGACAACAGAAAAATCTACAAATGCTGTGGCTGCTCTTGTTGATCTTGGTGTGTAACCCAAAGACTTAGCAATAGAAACCACAGAGTTTCTTTTAATAGCAGAGTCTAAAAAGGATTCATTAGCAAGCATGTGAGCAAGTACTGCATTATAGTGTGTATTGTATGCTAGAGTATCCAGCAAGACAGACAACGCAGAACCTTCAAAGTCATAATCTCTGAACTCATCTTGCGCTTGCATGAAGGTTTTTAGAGATTGTTTGATTTGATCGAAATCTAATTCGGATACATTAAGTTGTGCCATTGTTCTACCTTAATCTTTTTAAGTTGGCCGTAAGTGTCTGAGGTCTAGCAATACCCACAATAAAGAATGTCAACGTAACTTCATATGAATTAGTATCAAAATTAGGGCTTACTACTATAGTTTCAACTCTTGCCCTAGGCTCATAAGAAGTAATCAAATCTAATATAGTTCTCTGAATGATGCTTGCAAAATTTGAACTCATTGGCTCAAATAATAGTCCTCTTAAATTTGCTCCTTTCTGAGGAGCAAAAGGACGCTCATAAAAGTTAGTAAGCATCAATATCTTTATTGATTGTTTTACTGCGTTTACATCTAATTTTTTAGAGACATCACCTGTCAATGGATTTGCAGTGAATGCTAAATCCAAATCTTTGTAAAGTCTAGATATTTTAAGAGTGTCGTTTGCCATCTTAGTATTTATAACTCGTTTTGTTATAGTCCGATAGAATCTGGTAAATCTACGTTTATAAATGATTTTTCTTTTGCCTGCTTAACTTCTCGTATATCGTATACAAAATCTTTAATTTCTGGTATTTGTATACCCAATAGATCAGCAATTGCACTCTTCTTAGGAGTAGTTATAGGTGTTCCTTTCAAAACAAATCCTGCTCCATCTTCTTCAAAATTTGGAATCTTCTTACAGAGATTATCTAAATCTAAAGCCCCTTGTTTCAATAAGTTGGGTATATCATCAATAGCAACATCGCCTAAATCTAGTCCATCGTATTTTGTTTTCAAGTTATAAACTTCATTTTTTATATCATCGACTGCTAGTTTGGCTGCTAATATATCTGATGCAAATCCTTCGATGTCAGCTTGAAGACCTTTTATCTCTTCTGGAACCTCAATCTCTGGTAAAAATTCTTTTAGTTTAGAAGTAACTAAAGCCTCAATCTGAGCAGTGTCTTGTGCCATTGCAATGATAGCCGCAGC